TCTCTCCTTACCTCGCTCACAGAATAGCCTTTACTGGGGCGTGAACGTGGCTCACAGCCTGTTTTTGCTTTTCCACGGGGGAGAACCCCAAAATTGCCTATAGCGTCTGTAGGGGTCTTATATGCCGAATTTTGGGCACATGCGTTTTTGAGTTCAGAATATTGTTCATCCGTAAACATTTTAAACCTCCATATCTATAAAATGAAAGACGCAGTATAGCACGCCCCACATGGGGGCGTGTTAGGTTTTTATGTTGTGTGAGTGTTAGGCTATTATGCCGCTTTCTTCTCCACAACTGGTTTAGTATCAAGCTCCATGATGTGCATAGCTATCTCGCTAAACTCGGCAGGGAATGTACTATACATCTCACTCATGTATTGTTTTGTTACCTCAACAATTTTAGGCAGGTTTTCTGTGTTTAATTCTGGAAAATCTGCTTTATAAGCTGTTAATTGTAACTCATGGGCAGCCTGTTCTAATGCTTGTTGTGCAATAGGGGCAAAAGGACTTTCTCCATCTGCTAACTCTAAAAGCTGTTTAGCGGTCACAATACCATCTGTATTGATATTTTCACTTGCTAGGGCTTGTTTAGCAACTTTTTGACGTTCTTTATTCGGATTTACCTCTTTTTCTGCTTTTGGTAAACCTTTATATAGAACCCCTACAGAAACATCAATTGTCATAGGCTCCATATTCGACAAATCGGCAAGCGATAGATTATTAACTTTAATCTCTCCACTTTTCAAAGCCTCATAAACGGCTTTTGCCTCAGTCTTATATGCTCTACGGTTATGAAGTGAACCGTTTTTATTGAACAGGGCGTGAAACTGTTCTAATTGCACTTTGTCGTTTGTAATATACAAGCCGATCATATACCATTTGATTATGTTTCCTACACCTGATTCAAACTTAAAGCCTTGTGTTATGTCGCTAGGCTGTACGTCTTTTAGCTTTTTAGCTGTATTGAATGTAATGTCAGTCATTGTTTTACTCTTTCTTTTGTGTTAGATTCGAACATTCTAATGTAAGGCACTAACTAGGGTTATGACAATAGGACTATCCTACTTCATTTATGTATAGGGGGCAGGGCGTGAACCCGAACCCGATCTATACTTATAATATACTACAGCTATATAATAGATGCAAGCATAAAATGCACTTTTATTATAATTATTTACTTAACATAACAAGGGTACTATGTTTTTATATTATGTTAAGTCGCCCACGCCCATCATTATGCTAGGTCAGGTGTTGAATAAATTTTCAAAAACACGCTTGAAATATTATTACAAAAATCAAATACATTTTACCAAATGGGTCACCTCCACTAACTGGTCAAATATATTTGCCCCCGACACTAGTGTCGCTACCATAGTAGTAAAATAAGTTTTACCAAAGACTTACAGGATGTCGACGAAACGAATGTCGTCGACATAATACATAAAATACGTATTATCCGTATAATCCGTATATTTGTACATTAGGAACCCGACTATTTGTACAATAGAAAACACCTCGACCATTTCTGATCGAGGTGCCACACTTCCTTGGGAGAGAAAGAATTCTTATTTAAGTATGAATTTACCATGAAACTCTGAGAATTCCCAGCTTTTATCTTTGGGGATCAGATGTTTTCTTATCTTGCTGTATATATACCCGTATCTGTTCTTGGTATCAAGAGGAAAGTTACAGACCTCTTCATAGGTTAGACCGTTGGGAGCTTCAATAACACCATCAACTAATCGCCAACTGATGCCCTTGACTAGCTCCCAGTCTTGTGGGTCGACTAACAGGTACTGTCCTGTATTCCTAACTAGTAGTTTTCGGCTTGATTCCAACATACCATGTCTCCCCATCTCTTTCTACAATATCAAATCCACGTGCTTTCGGTGTCATCATGGACACCTCCAACACAAACCTCTTGTAAGAGTAAGGTTTTCCATAATCACCAGTAACGTGATTGTAGTATGCCTTGTGTAACTCTTCTGCCGAACACTGTGACTTAGGACCCGCTTCCAAACCTTTAAAGTTTAGGAAGAAGTCAAGGACACTACTGTTCATAGACTGCATTTTATTCACTGCGTCATAGTGTGACTTAGGAATTGTGTAGTTCGTTTGATCCTTAAATGTCTTATAAGCATCCAACGCCCAAGCAATAATGGCTTCCATTTCCTCTTTGACAATGATTTTACCAAAGTCTAGTACCTTTTCATCATCAGGAATAACCCTCTGGAAGTCCAGAACTAGCCAACGTCTAAAGAAACCATCAGTAAAATCTCTGGATTTTGGTAGCCAATTGGACGCAAACCAGTGCATAGCACGTGGTTTGAACGTGAAAAAGTTCTTATATAGGAACTTTCCCTCTACACTTTCACCAGTTACCACTTCTTTGAATACATCTCCCGGAATATAGCCGTTTTCAGGCAATTCTCCTGCGATATTCAGCAATTTGTCGTGCATACGCACAACAGCAGCCTCTTTCTTCCACATATCGGGTTTCATGTTAGATTTCATGGTTTCAGGCACTAATTCCTCGATAATGTTCAATAGTTGCGATTTTCCACTACTTGGAAGCCCATATAGTAGAAAAGCCTTCTGATATCGAGTACCTAAACCCATAACTGTGGCACACATACCCTCTTGTAGGGCACGAACCTTATCACCATAGTCACTATCTTCCGACCAATAGCCGTGTAACAGCTGATTGAACTTAGGAAAGTTACCTGCATTCTCTGGAATGTAACGATATGGTAACACGTAAGTCATACCTTGGTCGGGATGGTGATCGTGAATCTGTAAGTTTTCGTCAACGAACCCATTAATGAAGTTCACACCGATAGGTCTATCGACTGTCAACTCCTGTGGCAGTTGCTTTTTCATAACATCAACGATACCTTTATGGTCGTTAGCCTTCTTCGCCGCAGCAAGTGAGCCGAAGTTCTTAGCAATGAATCCAGAAATCTTATCCTGTGACTCTTCCTGCCAGTGATCTCCACGCCAAACCCAGAACTCACCTTCCCAGAAACGTAGAAGCCCTTCACGAGATTCATATTTCTCGATTGCCGCTTCTGCGATCTCGAAGTGATTGTCTCCTTCGATAGGGCCCTTACGCATTTTACGTAGTTCCTTCTCGTATGCCGCTGATGTAACCCCGTCTGAGTTCATCTTGTGGATGTACTTGAATAGACGAGATTCCATCAGGGCATCAGGGTTGGGAGAACGTGCTAACTTGTTCAAAATAAATGTGATCGCTTCTCTACGCTCAGTAGAATTGTCACTTGTGGTCTCAAATTTGGTTTTGAGGAAGTCAATCATCTGTTCGAAGTCCCACTCTTCGTCGTCGTCACCGAAAACCAAGCCTAATTTCTTCTTATCTTCCTCTGATAGGTCTCTATCCCACCCTATAGGTAGGATTTTTCCGTCCTTACGAACATCTTCAATAAGAAACCCAGCAAGTGAGTGAATACCTTTATCAATGTCGATACTGTCGCCGACAACCTTTTCAACGTTGACTTCTGCCCAGTTTTCAATGAAACGGATAGCTTCAACGACTGTCAGGTTACCCATACGAATATCGAATGCGTATCTACCTGCTAGATGGGTCATCATATTATCACGACCACCACGAGAGATGTATTCTGTTGGACGATATTTGTTACCACCCTCGGCTAGTTTGATAACTTTACCTAGGTTTGCACGAATCTTATCTTCGATATCATCTGGTAACATTACGATGTTTGGTAATGCATCCAACAGATGTTTGTTCTGTGTGTAAGGCTTCTTAGTTTTTGGGTGAACAGAAGGTGGTAGCACCATTTGTCGTGAGTTACATAGTATCTCAACAACCATTTCACCATTCTCGTCAGCGATGTTTCTGTTTTTCAGCTTAGGGTTACGCTTATATAGTAGCATCATCCCTTTTTGACCCACACGCACCCACTCTGTTGGTGGAAGCACATCAGTAATGGCTTTAATCACTTTAGGATCAGCCGAGTCAATATCAATCGCACACAAACCAGCAGCTTCACCAAGTACCAACCCAATGTTTCCATTAGGATAGTTCTGAATCCACTGTTCCTGTGTAGCTTTATCTGGTAATGTTTTGGCACAAGCATTCCAACCCGGTGGGATTGGCTTCTTCTCGTGATAATGTAGTGGTATTACTGGTATACCAGCATCGTAGAAAGCCTTAGCTTCCTTCCCGAATATCTCCGTCATCTTCTTTTTTCTCCCAATTTTCATAAATTGCATAACCAATAACCGTAACTAGGGCTACCAATCCTGCAACACTTATTTCACGAAATGTTTCGTTTGCCAACAGCTTATCTATTTGAACCTCAAACAACTGATATAAACTATAGGCGATGAAGAACATCACCGTGAAGAATACTAATCGCACTAAATGAATCATTCGTCAACAACTTTCTTTAATTTTTGTATAATGTTTGTTCTAGCATCAACTGGAACTTCATCTTCCAGTATCTGTAGAACAGTGTCGGAGAACAACTGCATCTTTTGAATATTAACAACTCTCTCCCTCATAGAGATTAATTTCTCTAATAGTGTTGCGCTTAATTTAAAGTAGGTGTTTTTCTCTGATGCGGTATCAGATTCACGCATACTCTGCCCAAAATGTTTCAACTGACCATACAAGACTTGAATCTCAGATAGGATATTCTCCTCACTGGTCAATTCATCTAAGTTAATCTCGACATCAGAGAAGTCCGCCGATGGATTATTCATCTGGAACAATCTCTTTAGCTCCTCAGAGTATGGACATTCGTCTGATTTAAGATACTCTGGGTCTTCACTTTGAAGCTGTAAAACGAGCTTCAAGTTTTTTTCGTCGATTTTTGGATAGAATTTGGGCATAATGTATTTACCTTTAATTAACGCTATATAAATTAATACCTCAAAAAGTAAGGGAGATCAAGTGGAAAATTTACTAGAGAAGCTAATAGAGCAGGTTGATGACCGTTTTTCTGAGGATGCCATTAACATGCCAATGGCAGAGTGGATCGAGAAAAACACTAGTATTAAGGCGAAGCCATTCTCATTAAAAGGCTATGAATTTCAAGAAGCCATTATTAATGATATGCACCCCAATATGACAGTGATTAAACCCTCTCAGGTTGGATTGACTGAGGCACAGATTAGAAAAGCATTGGCATTTCTAGTACGTAATCAGGGAACCAGTTTGATTTTCACCCTACCTACTGAGGATATGTTTAAGCGTATTTCTAAAGGTCGTATTAAACCTATCGTTGATAAGGATAAAGTATTCAACACTGCTTATGATAGAGAGAATAAAGCAGTACGATCTGTGGACATGATGCAGTTTGGTCAATCCTTTCTTTACATAACACCAGCTATTGAATCTGCTGCGACATCTATTGCTGCTGACGTTGTGATGAACGACGAGGTGGACTTGTCCGACCAGAAAATGATCTCCCTATTTAACTCACGTCTACAGGGTTCAGATATTGGTATATCACAAAGGTTCTCTACACCAACATTCCCTAGTTATGGTGTTGATCTTGACTATCAAGCATCTGACCAACATGAATATGCTTGTCAGTGTAAAGAGTGTGGGCATTTTAATATTCCTAAGTTTACTAGGGACTTTATTCACATTCCGGGGTTACCTGATGAAATACAGGAGCTACATAAGATTACTATAGACTTACAAGATCAAATAGATTTGGAGAACTCATATGTGAAATGTGAGAATTGTCATAAGAAATTAGACCTTGACGATGTAAGTACGAGACAGTGGGTAGCTAAATACCCTAATAGAACATCACGAGGGTATAAGGTTACACCATTTGTTAACTCAAGACTTGATCCAAAGTACATTGTCACATCATTATGGCGATACCAAAAGACAGAATTTTTGAGAGGTTTCTTTAACACAGTGTTGGGTGAGCCTTACTCTGATGGGTCTATCCAAATTCCTAAAGAAACTATCCTTGCATGTATGACAGAATTCGCATATGATCTCCCTGTCAGTTCAAGCGAACCTGTGTGGGTGGGTATTGATATGGGTCAAACCTGTCACATCATCCTTGGTAAAGGTACGAGTGAAGACGATCTGCATATTTTCAAAATGTACTCAGTACACGTCGACGACATTATAACTGAGGTTACAAATATCTGTGAACAATACAATGTAAGAGGAGGGTCTGTTGACCGACATCCATACGAGCCAACATCAAGGGACATATTTAGAGCAAGTGGGGGTAGGATTTTACCAGTGGAGTACCGTGGTACTAAAGAGCTTAATTTGGTCTATGATGACTACGGAGATTTGGCACATGGGCAGGTGAATAGAACTTGGTTCCTAGATAACCTAGCTATTAAGATCAGAAAACAAACTTTGAAAATATCTGGGTATGGTCACAATAAAGATACCTATGTGGAGCATATCAGAGATATGGTTCGTGATGAAACACCAGACAAACCAGCTGAGTGGAAGAAGCTTACAAATAACGACCACTATTTCCATGCTTCTGCTTTTATGGCACTGGGTATGAAGATATGTAATTTATCTGATTTAAAAGATAAGAAAGACAAACGTGTAATGACAACAACTCAAATCATAACAGCTGGTGGTAATACTCCAGACCTTATAGGAATGGGTGAGGGTAATAAGAATAAACAAATTATTACTAACAGTGACCTGCGTCCGGGGTTTAAGATTTAATTGTTGTAATTGGAAAGATAATGGGGTAAAAATATTAAATGGCATTAAATATACAAAGTTTATCGAATATTGTTCTACCGAAGAGAAGAGCGAACCCAAAAGGTTCTTCTTCAACTTCTACATTTAATCCACAACAAACCGATCAGGTTTTATCAGCACAAGATTACAGAGCACACTTAGTAGATTTATTTACTGACAGAGCATCTCTTGATTCAAGAGAACTACTAAACAAACTTTTTAAGTATGATTCAGATATTTCAGCAACAGTACACGCATACTTAACACTATCCAACACAACACCTATTTTCTCTGTGTATAATATGGATGATGAATTAGACCGTGATGGATTAAAAGGATTAGAACAGATTATTCGAGGATTGACAACACGTTCCGATTATTCAACGGGTTTCCAATTCACACATAAGATTGAAGAGATCGCAGAGCAACTTAGATATATGATCCTCCTACGTGGTGGTATTTGTGCTGAGTTGGTGTTCGATAAATTCTTAGTACCAGCAGAAGTTAGACATATTGATTTGGCGACTGTCAACTGGTATGAGAAAGCTGCAGGACAATACAAACCTGAACAAGAACCACCAAATGCTAACGATCCTATTCTATTAGATTTACCTAATATATTCGTAAAACACTACAGACAAAACCCAGCTGAGATTTACTCAGAGTCACCATTCGTATCAAGTATTAATACGGTAGCTGCGAGACAACAGGTTATAAATGACTTGTATCGTATCATGCAGAAGACTGGATACCCACGTATGGAAGTTACAGTTGTTGAAGAAGTTCTTATGAAGAACGCTCCAGAAAATATTAGGCAAGACCCTAATCAAATGAGAGCATGGATGAATGCTAGACTTACAGAGATAGCGAATGGTGTGGCTAATCTAAGACCAGATGCTGCATACATTCACTTCGATGCCGTTGAAGCTAAAATCCTCAACGAAGGAGGACCAGCGAAATCACTTGATGCCAGTGATATCATGAAGGTTCTCGATGCCCAAAACCAAGCAGCTCTCAAAACAATGGGGACTATCATAGGTAAAGGTGAAAGTGGTGTAAATACTGCGTCTGTTGAAGCTCGTGTTTTCTCGATGTCAGCGGATAGTATTAATGTTCCAATCGCCTCTATGTTTGAAGACATGTTCACACTGGCTTTGAGACTGCAAGGTTTTGATGGTTATGTTAAATGTAAGTTCGCTCCAGCTGAGTTAAGACCAGACTTAGAGCTAGAACCACAACGAATTATGAAACAGACTAGGTTGCTAGGAGATTTATCTGTTGGAATTATTACAGATGACGAGTATCATATGAATATGTACAACAGACCTAAGCCTGATTCTGCACCAGAGTTGTCTGGAACTAATTTCCAAACACCAACAGCAGGAGCAGACGCTGAGTCAGTCAGTCCGAATAGTGACCCTCTAGGACGTTCTGTAGCATCAGAGGGTAGTACGAAACAAGCAAGATCAAACGAGGTGAAAAAATAATGGGTCAAAGATTTGAAGGATTAGATAGTGCGATGGCAGGTGCGTCATTTGGTAGAGATATTACTCCATCAGCAACAGCTTTCACGCAACATACAAGATTTATTATGGTTGACACTGACGATGTGACAGTGACGGGTGAGTTTATAGGTGAAGCTACATCTCACACTACTGTACCATTGAAGAAGGGTTTAATTTACCCATTCTTTTTCAGTAAAATTACAGCCGTATCAGGTGGTACAGTAAAAGGTTATTTCTAAATGATAAGTGTAGGGTGTAGTATAACTAGTGTCAGTGCGGCGGGACAACTAGCGTCTTCGTTCCCTAGCCCGACTTACACTAATGAATCGCCAACCAATGGAGTCGAAGCCATTACAGGTTTTGATGGTGATGTTGGTACGATTTATCTCGACTATACTGATAACTCTGCAAACTCAGGTGACAATAGTTGCTTATGGACGTTATCTGATGGGTCATCAACAAACAGAGTATTCCAACAGAAGAGATCAGCTAACGGTGGTCGTTTCCGTACTTACTCAACATCATCTGGACAAACAGCGGAGGCTTATGATAGTTACCTAAGTAACATCGCTAATGGTAACCATAAGATGATAATCAATTATGATCTTACTAATGGTACATTCGCATTATGGTTCGATGGTATGCCTATGTGTGGTATTGATGCTAACTATGTAAACCAAACATTTACGCAATTTGACTTAGGTCAACTATTAGGTGGAACAAATGTTTTTGGTGGTACTATTAACGAGATCAGATACTACAACACTTCATTAAGTGACGAGAATTGCCGTATCTTAACAGGTGATGTGGAAATTGATGATAGTGTTACTTATGACGCTAGTAAACATATCTATATGTTCCTTGGACAATCCAACAACGTAGGGCAAGCACAAGGAACTCCTGTATATTCTCACGGATCAAATATATTTAAGCTATCAAATGCTATGACCGTTGCAGCTTATACTGATCCTTTATCTGACTCTGCAAGCTCTCGAATTCCGGGACTAAACGACCTAGATGGTTCTTTATGGGCAGATGCCCCTACCAATAGTGTGCCAAAGATAGGTTACGCTGGGTATTTTGCAGACAATTTATACAACGAATCTGGTCAAGACGTTATGGTATGTCCAGCTAACCTAGCTGGGTCATCTTTTGATGGTAGCACTCCAACATGGGATACTAAAAGAAGTACCTACAGAACATCAGGTACTAAATTCGAAGGTATGATGGCAACTGTCATTGGTGCGGTTGAACAAATACAATTAGCAAAACAACGTGGACCTATTGCTGGAGTAATTTGGGGACAAGGTGAAGGTGATGTCGTAGGTGGTACAACTCAAGCTGAGTATGTAACCTTCTTGACCGATCTTATCACTTTGGTTCGTGGAGCTATTCGTCAACAGGTTAAGTGGTTCAATTGTTCTATGCCAGACTACACAGGTTGGGCAACTCAAGCTGCGTGGGAAGCTGTTGCTGATGCTCAAGCAGAAGTAGCAGATGATATGACTGACGTATTCTTTGTGATAGGTACGAATATCGCAGGTACGTCAGGTGATGAAGTGCATTACGATCTAACTGGTGCTGAAACAGTTGGTAAAGTTATCGCTGCGGAAGTATTCAGACAGGAATTTGATATTCAAACATTCTTAACAGAAGACGGAACCCCAAGAACAATAAACGTAGGTGGTCAATCTTATACTCCTAAAGATCAAGGTTTCTTGTGGGCATTATTTGATGTTGATGCATCATCAGGTTCAGAACGATACCCAGTGATTCTTAATCAGGGTAGTTCAACCAACACAGCAGCAATCTTCTTGGATAATAATATAGACTTTCCGGGGTCGTTATATAGAGCTAGTGGTGGGGGTAATAGAAAAGATAACCTGAGTGTCGCAGGAGGACTACGTCCTATTTATGGAACAAAACAGTTTGTAGGATTATCATGGGATAACTCACGTAGAACTGGTTATGTTTATAGTCATGGGTATTCTAGAACTAGAGCACAAACTGCAGACTTGGTAAACTTTAGTAGCTTGGAATTAAGAGATTATAGTGGTGGGGATATTTATGCTGTAGAAATGGGTAACCAATACTTAACACCAGAACAAATGGAAGCTAGAATGATCTTTGGTAGAAATCGTCACCATATTAGAGGTGGGGGTCAATCTTTAAGACAAAGATGGATTAACTCTGATGAAACTAGCACAGATATCGGTTATGAAACATTTATGTCTCGTTTACAAACTAATATCCCTGATGATGTGTTTACCTACCAGAATTCAGCAGTATCTGGTTCTGGTCTAATGAAAGCTAATGATAGTACAACAAGCTGGTGGGATGAAACAACGGGGTCACCGGGACCATCACTATTGAGTATGTATTCTTCAATTGATGCAACAGGTATTGCACCTACCATATTTACATGGTCACAAGGTCAGAATGATGCTTTAGATTTAGATGAATCTGTCAGCCCAACATTTGCAGAATACAAAACGTCTTTGAAAGCTATGTTCGATCATATAAGAACAACTTATGGCGATGTTCAAATCTTTATTGATATCATAGGAAGAAAGACATCAGGTAATAGTAACGTTGGTGGTACTCAAGGAGTTCGTAATGCTCAATTAGAATTAATTGAAGAGAATGACTATATTCATTTCGGAGCAGAAGAATACATTGCTCCACTATACGATAATGAACACCCATTAGATGCTGGGTATGTAACAATTGCAACGAACGGTGCGGATTCGATTTCTGAGTATCTAGGAGCCACTCTCCCGAATGCTAAAGGACCACGTATTACATCAGCCACAAGAAATGGACAGACTATTACAGTTAATACTGATGACACAACTCTAACAGGATCAGAAGGATTTGTTTACATAGGTTCAGATGATACTGCCATAAATATTAGTAGCCAAACGGTATCCAATGGTGTTATTACTTTAACACTAGATAGTGCTCCAATAGATACTAATGGTACGTTGTACTACATCTATGATCTGGTTGGTACAGAGACTCTGGCTAATTTATTTACAGGGTTAAATAGTAAACCTTTGAGATCATATAAAACGACCTTATAGGAGCTACATAAATTAAATGTTGAAAAAAATGTATAATTAGGTAATTATTAAAAAATGGCGAAACAACTTGAAATCACGGCGGAGATAGAGCAGTCCATTAAATTCTCAATGGATGATGAAGATTTGAACGTGCATAACTTAGCAGTGTTTGAAGCTAAAATGTTATCTACCGAAGCTATATCACAGAAGGGTTTCCACGATGGAGCAAGAGTATCACGAGGTACACTTGTGGAGATGGAAGAATTTGTGAATGAAAAAGGTACATCAGTACCGTTGCAAATAATGCATAAGACACAAGGCATGTTACCTGTAGGTAAAGTATTTGCTGCTAAAGTAAAAGAAATGCCTAATGGAGAAACAGAGTTACGTGGAATGTTTTACATTCCTAAAGATTCAGAAGAAGGTTCTGATCTAATTAAAAAGATAGAATCCGCACTGGTTGATGAAGTTAGTGTTGGACTCTTAGCAAAGAAAGCAATTTGTTCTGAGTGTGAATTCGACTACTTCGGTGAAGAAGCAGACTTTATGAACATCTTGACTCTAACGTGTGAAAATGGACACACTATAGGAGAGAATGGTACTCATGTTCGTCTAGTCGGAATGGATACCTTTGCTGAGTTATCTCTAGTTGGCCGTGGTGCCGCTAAAGATGCTAAAATTTTGTCGAGGGCTAAGAGTAGTCAAAGCCTAAGTCAAGAAACAGTGGAACGATTAGCCGCAAGTAGAATTCCTGCCGAAGCTCATGTTCTAACTGCGTCCTTTAAATTGGACAATTCTGAAACCCCAAATTCTAACAAGGAGAAATCTATGAATTTAGAAACTATGCTAGCTGAGACTAGTACAAAGCTGGGTAAAGCAGAAGCAGAGCTAGTTCAAGCCACTACTAAAATTGAAGGTCTGAACGGTGAAGTTACTACTTTACAAGAAAGCATTGCTGAGAAAGATGCGAAAATCGCAGAACTCGAAGCTTCACAGGACGAGGATACAAAAGAGCTTAAAGCTTCTAACGAAACTTTAACAACTCAATTGGATTCTTTTAAAGAACTTCTTTTACCTGAATTAAAAGCTGCTATCGTAGCAACAGGTGAAGACGAAGATGTTCCAGAGGACATCACAGCGATGTTCGCTCTTATTAAAGAGAAGGGACTTAAGTTACATCAGTTGTTTGGTGCCGAGCCAACCAGTGATGGTGGTAAAACTGACGTAGAGAAAGAAGCTGAAAAACTTTCTGCTCAACGTCGTAAGTCAAATTTCAAAATTAACGATTAAGGAGAAATGATATGACACAAATCGGTACTCTATCTCTTAATGGTATTTTCCATGAAGATGCACAATACCCATTCTACTTAGAATCAAGTATTGTAAAAGCAGACGAGGGTAAAGCTGTTGCTTTAGACTCAGCATCTGCAAACACTGTAAAACTTGCTGGTGACGATGACGTTATCATTGGTCGTCTTGAATTTGTTGAAATTCGTGAGGTCGAAGGCGTAAATGTCGGTACTGTAGCAATGGCAGGTGGTTATAAATTCCCAATTGATGACGGACTAGCAGCTGGTGATGTGCCAGATGTAGGTGAATACCTTTCAGGTGCTTCTGAGGCTGGGACTGTTAAAGGAAGTACAACAGCTAGCCGTTGGTTAGTAGTTGAAGTTGCTTCTGATGACTCATACGCAATCGCAATCGCTGTTTAGGAAAGGAAAGTAAACAATGGATTATGAAGCATTAAGCCAGATCAAACCAATTGATCTAAACGAATTGGTGGCTTCACTTACGTCACCAAATGGTAAAGACTCTGAAAATGCGGGTCTTAAATTAACAAAAACAGCGGCCAAGTACGGAATTTCTGTTCGTGACTACCTAATGCTTGCAGCAGGTAGCGAAGCACATAAAGATGGACTTGACGGTTACGAAAGAACTCTATGCGAGTTGAACTTACCAGTTAAAGATAACTTCAAAGACGGTATCTTCTTACAAGCTGCATCAGAAACTTTCCAAACACATGCAGGTACTCGTGCATTGTTCCCAGAAGTTATTGATGATGTTCTTCGTTACGCAGTTCGTCAGGATCAGTTCGAAAGAACAGAACCTATGGTTGCTAACTCACGTACAATGGCGGGTGTAGAACTTCTTTCTACAGTTGTTGATGACGACAGTAAAGAAAACGATAGCTTCTCTGTTCCAGAGGGTGCTCGTATTCCTGTTCGTTCTATCCGTACAAGTGAATACTCAGTTAAGATGTACAAACACGGTTCAGCACTTCGTACTTCATACGAATTTAGCCGTCGTGCTTCTCTTGACCTACTTGTTCCACACGCAAACCGTATCGCTCGTGAACTAGAACTATCTAAAGTGAAAGCTGCAACAGATGTTCTAATCAACGGTGATGGTGTTAACTCAGCTGCGAACGTTGTAAACCAATCTTCTTACAACTCACAGACTGGTGTGACTGCAACAAACGGTCAGCTTTCATGGGCACATCTACTTTACTGGTTAGTACAACGTGCAAAAGCAGGTGTACCTGTTGACACAGTTGTAATGAACTGGGATGGATGGTTCCAATGGTTAATGTTGTTCTCAAAACAACAAACACCATCAGGTGACACACCTGCTGAGAGCCTAAACAAAGCTGGTCAGTCTCTATCTGCTGGTATGAACATCTTCTCTAGCCTTACACCTGTACTGTCAAGCTCAGTACCTGCTGGAAGAATCATAGGGTACACTAAAGGTGATACTCTTGAAGAGCTAAAAGAAGCTGGTTCAGACATCAACGAGACAGAGCGTGTTATCACAAACCAAACTATCACAATGGTAAAAACAGAAAACACTGGTTACCGTTTGGTATACGGAGATACACGTGAAATCTTCAACTTCAATGCCTAACGGTTAGAAGTTTAATTAACATATAGCCCACCTACACCCCTGTGGGTGGGCTATTTTTATAGGAATGAATACAATGCAACAGGAGCAAATTATGAAACATATTGTGGAAACTACTGGTAGCTTCATGCTACTAAACAGCAACAGAGAAGAGATTGACTCTAATAGACCCTCTGTCGTTACTCATACACCTTTCGTTGATATCCGTATCAATAAAAAAGAGTTGAAGGTGTTGGCTAGAAACCTACCAAAAGAAGCATCAGATGATGATTTCTTCGAGGTATTCGTGGAAATGGAACGTGATGCTAAAGCGGCGGTTGAAGCTTATTGTGCTGAGTTAGGTGTAACTATTGATGGTGATGAACGTGATGATATTACTGAAACAGAGACAGCTAAACAAAAAGCAGAGGCAGAAGCTAAGGCTAAAGCCGAAGCGGAAGCTAAAGAAGCTAAGGCTAAAGAAGAAGCTGAATTGAAAGCTAAAGAAGAGGCTGAGGCTAAAGCCAAGGCAGAAGCCGAGGAAAAAGCTAAGGCGGATGCGGAGGCTAAAGCAAAAGCAGAGGTTGAGGCTAAAGCTAAAGAAGAAGGAGATAGCGATGAAGATTCTAAATCAACAGCTGGAGACTCCAAAGGTGATGCTGAAACTAAGCAGAAAGCAAATGAAAAAGCTAGCAAAGACAGCAAGTCTAAAGCCAAAAGTGGTGACCAATCTAAGAAGTAAGGATAGTTGATGTTATATGTAAAGAAGGATACTGCTCACAGTTTCTACTTTGACTTTATTGTTGGAGATGAATTTGTTGTACCTGAAACAGGTACGGTGTCTGTTACATTAACAAAACCAGATGGTTCGATTCTCGCAGGGTACAACAACTTAGCAGTAACTCCAGATGCGGATACTAGCAATGTTGTTGTACCTATTTCTGCAGGTGCGAATGGTAAGACTTTAGAATATGAATTAAGACATTTAGAAATAAAGTTTGATTATGATGGAAATACATTTAGACACGCTATTAGCTATAATATTGTTGATCGTATTAACATCCCTGTTTCTGCTCAACAAGTGAGAAACTTAGTAGGTCTGTCCGATGATGAATGGCCAGACGAACAAATTGACATTTTGAAAGCCTATTATGATGTTAAGGCGGAGCCTGCATTGAACGGCATAAATGTAGAGACTTTAATGGACTCTGGCGACGCTGAGGTTAGAAATTTATTAGAGGCCGTTACAATTAAATCAGCATTGAACTTTTTACCTGCTTTAGAACTTATTGCAGTACAAAGTCAGCAAGCTGATAACACGATGTTTAGACGTTTTGAGAAGGTAGACTTTGCTACTTTATCTAATAAGTTAAACCAGACGTATTCAAGAGCTTTAACAGCAGTGGCAGAAGCTAACTATACTAATCTAACATATACAACCACAGGTCTCGGTACTGACGCTGTAACGGGGGTTTAGTATGAAACTGGGTAATGTAGGATTAAGATTCAGAAGTAAATTCAAAATACTTAATGGACAGTCTTTTTTCGGGCAGATACTTGATCTACCTGATACAAGTCGTGTTAGTAATTTTCTATCAGCTAGAAGATATTTAAGAGTACATGTAAAGTCCCCTATAACAGCAGGTAAGGTTATTATAGCTGATGGTCAAAGGTTTCTCGTAGCAGATCACGGTACTGGTTTCTTTGTTAAACCTATATATAAACATTTCAAATTATTTTATGTAGATGAACAACGTGAATGGTTTACTAAAACTGATCAGGTTGATTCTGTAACTGGGGCTAAAAAGAAATCAGCTGAAACATCTAACGGTATTATTAATGTATCAGTTCAACCCAAAACTGATATAGAAGATTCTATTAGTATTCAAACAACTAGACATACAATTGTAACAAATGCTGCGGTAAAGGTGGATGATAAAATAGGTCCAGACTGGGTTGTCACTAAAGTTGATCCTCAGCTAGGGTTATATGTAGCTGAGGTGAAAGAAGGATGACCGTAAAGTACGACTCAGTAATGAATACATTAACTGGAATGGTCGAGACAGGTTTTGAGGACATCTTTGCTAGGAAAGCTGATACGATTCAAAGGGAGGTAATTAAGGTTCAATCTAGGTTCTTTAAAAGACTAGTTTTGAAAACTATTGGTAGAAAGTCCGCTCCTAACTTAGATGAATTTACACCTTCATGGGCACCTCTGAATTCTAAGTATGTGGATAAGAAAAGAAAAGCTGGTTATACTGGGGGATTCTTTGAGCGTACAGGAGAGTTGAAGACAGCGTTGAGGAACCTTAACCCTAAAACTGTTTTAGGTACTCCTACGGTGTTATTTACACCTTCCGGGCTACGTGGTAATATCGGTACTAAGGCTAGACAAGAGGTATGGAGAGGTGCTTCTTCTAAACGTAAGGTTATTCGTGACTCTAGGGGAAGATTTGCTCGATCTAAGGATATTAGAAGACGAGTAACAGCCTCAATAAGTGTTGACCCTTACCCTAGAATATTAGAAAATATAGCAAATGGTATCATAGATGAATCGACAGTATTTAATGATGACATTGCTAAGAAGTTGAAGAATACCAGTGGAACCTACCGACCATTATTTACAAACTTCTTAAACTGGTTTTTACAAAAAGAAATTAGAACTGTGGTAGAGAAAGCGTCTAAGATATGACTTATGATAACATTCAATTTGATATAAACTCTTCTTTGTTGAAGATGTGTACAGATTTTACAACAGACAATAGTCTTACTGACTATGAAACTATTGATTTTGATGCACATGCATCTATTAACGACTTACCTAATAATGACCTAATAGGTATTGCAGAATACTCTCTAATGGAACTGGAAGATATGTTTGAGGGTAGTTGTACAGTAATGATTTGTACTACACAAGATGACTCTTATCTTGAGAAGTTAAAGCCGACAGTATCTAAGTTGTTTAATAGACTAAGAAGCGGACGGGAAATTGAGGTTGTAAATTCTTCCAATGGTACAGTTATAGGTAGGCTAAAGATTATGGTTGGAACTGAGGCAACACCAGTTGCTAGAACTAAGTCCAGACCTTTACAAGGAATAAATATATCATTTGGACTATCCTTAATTACTGTCCCATAGATATAGTTTCTTTATCAGCATTGCTTTCTTGTTGAAGACATTTTTTTAACATACGCTCTATTAAAGAGCTACGTTTTCTGTCTTCTAACTGCATTCTTTCTGTGATATACTTATCCATATCTTCTGATAAGTATATTGTTCTCATTACTTTCTTTGCCATTTTTTTACCGTCAAATAAATTATTTCCTTAAAATACTTTAACCTGATATAACTTAAATATCAAGAATTTTTCTTGTGTGATAAACTCTATGAAAGGACACTATTATGCCGGGTTTAGCAAAAACAAATCAATTTATGCTGGGAACAGCAACAGTAATGATCGGGACTCAAGCTCAGTTATTTGATCTTAATCCAGCTGAACACTCTATCGGCTTGGTAAAGAATGTATCATTTAACGCTGATCCTGCTTACACAGACTTAACACAAGGTGTTAAGAACACTCTAGTTTATTCTGTTTTAACACAGAATGAAGTACGAGCTTCTATGGAAGTTTACGAATTTACAGCCCAAAATATCGCTTATGGTCTAGGGCTTTCAGGTTCATTTGCTGCAAATACAGTAACATCTACTGTAGATGCGGAAGTAACATCTGGTTCTGACTTCGACGTAGCTTCTGGTGATGGTACAAACTTTGCGGTTGATGACATTATCATGATTAAGAACGACACAGAAGATGACTTCATCGTTCGTAAGATCACAGCTATTTCAACAGACACAATCACTGTTAACGCAGCGTTTGCACAAACTGTTAAAGCAGGTGCAACAGTTAACGTTGTTAGTCAGTTAGGTGCTGGTGCGAAAACTGAACAGCCGTTCTACTCAGCTAAAATTGCTGGTAAAGCTGCTAACGGAGAGCCTATCGTTCTTCTAATTCCTAAGCTAAGAATTACTCAAGGTTTCAACATTGCGTTCTCTTCGGACGACTATGGTAATATGCCATTTGAATTCTCAGTTTACGATCAGGTTAGCACTGATCCACACTATGCGTACTTCGATGGGGATACTGCTCATATCCTTACTAAGTAATTACACTTCCTTATGATATTATTACCTAGCTCCCAGTAATAATACTTGAAGTGTCGGTCACTCTCTATTAAAGTGGAGAGTGACCGTTTTTATTTATAAGGAGCAAAAAATGAGCGAAGAGCAAGAAAAAGTTAATATTACTAAACCTGATGACAGAATCACTGTTAAGGTTAATGGTGAGGACAAAGAACTATTGATGTCAGCAGGGATGCTTAGAGAGCTATCCAAGTTGATAGGTGAATACGAGGATGTTTCTGTAGTATATGTAGATGCTGGCGTACAAGAGCGTTGTCTACTAACTCTAATGGTTGACAGAAACGAACGAGGACAACCTACAGAACCTATTTCCGAACTTACCTTATTCATGTTTGATATGTCTACAGAGGATGCTGATAAAATAGCAAAGTGGGTTGGTGACCACGTTGTAAATTTTATTATAACAGGAGCCTCGAACATGAAGGAGAGCGTTCAGGTTCAAGAGAAAATGTTTCAGAACTTAGCGCAATCGTTAAGTGGTATGAACAACTCGATCCAATCAGCACCATCTGCTGGGGGTACGATATCCCAGCAAGCAGGATAGATGAAGTCTTCTGGTCTAATACCGATGAAGACATAAAGATCAAGTTGAAGATAAAACTGGGATACGAACATGTGAAAGCTGTTCAACAATACGAAGCTATGGCACTAGTAGTATCCCAAGCCTTCGGAGGAGAGACGAAGAACAGCGAAGGAAACCCACAAAGTTTCTCTCAAGCACAGAGTGACTTTATGTCAGTATTTGGAAAGAAGTAAATGGTAAATAAAACTGAAAAGTTAAATGTCGAACTAGAGCTTCAACAACAGGCTCTTGAAAAAGCGAATAAAGCTTTTGAAGACATGAATCAAAAGACAAAGCTTATTGAGCAGAATATGCTTCAAGTTAAGAAAACTTTTGATTCTATCATTAAACAGAATACTGCATTTCAACAAAAGTTTAGTCAACCAGCTGGGGTTGTAGCAAAGACTACAAGCCGAGGTTCTCCTTCTGTTCAACTATTAAATGCCGAAGAGAAACGTATCAAGGCTAACGAGAGTGCGTTTCTTGCTGCTGAGAAGCAGAAGCTAAGAGCGGTTAGACAACGTGTCAACCAGACTGATAGTTTAGAACAGGCACAAGCTAAATTACGAGCACAGAGAGAGCGTATAACAACTATTACCGTAAATGGTGGTAGGTTAGCTAATGGTCGATTTGCTTCCTTACGTAAAGAAGAACAAGCTTATAACGAGATCAAAACTGCTGTTGATAGATTAAGTGCCGCTGAACAGAAAAGACAAAGAGTTTTAAAAACTACTGAATCAATCCAACGCTCAATACAATCTGGTGCAGCAAGAAACAGATCACAGGAGTTATTACAAGTTGGTAGAGATCATGCTGTAGCTAGAACTACAGGTGATGGTGGTGCCGCTCTATTTAAGATTCAAGCACAGTTACTTGGTAATTATCTTATCATGAATAAGATTTTCCAATTGTTTAATTTCGGAACACAGTTCGTACTGGAACTTGACCAAGCATTCACACAATTACAAGCTATCACAGCCACCACATCTACTGAGATGGAGGCTATGAAGCGTGAACTTGTGGCTGTTTCTGAGCAAACTAAGTTTACTGCTGTTGATGTTGCTCAAGCTGCGACTGTTTTAGGTCAGGCAGGTTTCTCAACAACTCAGATCAAAGAGTCTATCCAAGATGTAACATTCTTGGCAACTGCTGTTGGTACAGATTTGAAATCAGCTGTGGATGTTACAACAAGTACACTATCTATCTTTAATCTACGTGCTGAGGAAACAGAACACGTAGCCAATGTGTTGACTGGTGCTATCAATAACTCTAAACTTACATTAGAAAAGTTAACTCTAGGTCTACAATTCGCTGGTAACACTGCCGCACAAGCTGGTGCTACGTTTGAAGAAACTGTATCTGTACTAGGTGCTATGGCTAACGCTGGTATTAGATCAGGTTCTACACTTGGTACAGGTTTACGTCAGACACTTGTGTCTTTCTTGAAACCTACTAAGAAGATGATGCAACAATTAGAATCTGTTGGGTTAACTATGGAAGATGTTAATGTAGAATCCAATGGGTTGATTAATGTATTTGAGACATTAAAACAAGCTGGATTCGGAGCAGCTAATGCTTTTGAGGGTATGCAGGTTCGTGCTGCTGCGGCATTCTTAGCTGTGTCTAATAACATTGACGTTGCTCGTGAACTAGAAACTGCTCTATTATTGACAAACGCTGCAGCGGAAGCTAACGAAGTTCAAATGCGTTCTTTAGCAAACTCATTAGATAAATTCAAATCTATTTTGGGTACATTGATCGCTAATCTATCTGAGCCATTTAAAGACTTTTTAATAACGGCTACAAACTCTGTTGGGGCATTGTTAAGTGCTATGAATAAGCTGGGGGCTGTATTACCTCTAATAGGCTCGGCTTTAATTGCTGTAGGTTCTGCATTATTTATAAGACGATTAGCTCTTATGACAAGAAATCTTTTCAAGTTTTCTAACGCTACAACAGTAGCTAGTCGAGCAACTGGAGTATTAAATAGAGAAGTTACGAAATCAAATGTATTATTTAGAAACCTTGGTAAAACACTTAAGGCTAATGCTCCGTTCTTAGTATTGTCTGGGTTAATTTTAGCCGCAGATCATTTTGATATATTCAGTTCTAAAGCTGACAAAGGAGCTAAAATATTAGATCAGTTCAGAGCTGCAGTAGATGAAACTTCTGGTGCTGTTGAAACTGGGGATGGTAAAATACAATCTGTTACTGAGAGATTAGAAAAACTATCTAAGAGATCAGCAACACTATCTAATAACCAACACGAACTTAATCTTGAGATTCTAAAAGCTCAAGTTGAATTCGGTAAGTATGGTCTAGTCATAGACAAAACTAAAGACCCATTACAAGCCTTAACTGATGGTTTAAAAGAACTTAGACAAGAGTTCCTAAAATTAAAAGGTTTAGACCTTGAGAAGTTAGGGCTAGATCAAGCTCGTCTGATACAACAACAAGCTTCTAATCTTGAAAGCAGAACATCTGACTTCTTTGGTAACAATGCTATTACCAAATTAAACACAAAGGGTAACCTAATAGGGTTGAGACCAGAAGCTAGAAATGCTGTATTAAACTCTCAAGATGTTGTAAATGAAGCCTCACGTTTGAAGAATCTTTCATTAGAGGAGTTATCTGATACGAATACATTGGATCAGTATATTACATCTTATTCAGATTTCAGAGAACAGCTAACTACTAATAAAAGAATTCTTGAACAAGAACTGGAAGTTCTGAAAAATGCTAAGGCATCTGGTCAGAAAGTAAACGGACGTGGTGGTGATAGACTACGTAATGATATAAGAACTATAACAAACGCACTTGGTTTAATTGATGATCTATTGCCAAGCACTTCTGGTATTCAAGGTGAGTTGTTTAACGCTAAAGGTATTGCTAGCCAGAAGCAATTAAATAGTTTCGAAGTTTCCAAGTCTGCTCAAGCTATTGATAACTATATTCAATCTATTACAGATGGTACTGCTCAGATTAGAGACTCATTAAAAGGTGTATCAGAGCCTCATGAGAGAAAGAGAATCGTTGACGAGGTAGCTAAGAACCTAGAACAAACACAAGAATTTGAAGAAGAGTATTTAACTTCTCTATTGAATCCAGATGAAATGAGACAGGTGTTAGGAGATAATTGGGAAGAGGCTTCTAAAATTCTACTATCTAATAAGGTTGCTGACTTTAATAAGGCTGTTCAAGAAAGAGAATCTGTTACGGAAAATGTAGATGAGCAGGTTGAAGCCTTGAATGAATCTGTGTATAAAGCGACTAAGAAGGTTCTTGAAAATAACCTTAAGTTATTGAAAAAACAAGCAGATAGTGCGACTAGTGAAAAAGCGTTGAAGGAAATAATTGCTAAGGCTGAGGCTATAGCAGAACGTCTGCTTAACCTTAAATTAGAACAAGCTAATAGAGAGTTCAACAAACTCACTAACCCTGCTGAGAAGGACGCACTAGCTTCTGGAATCCCGTTATTGTTTGAGGAAACGAAGCAAACAACAGAGGAGTTTGGTAATACACTGACATCATTTAGAGATAAATTTATTAACATAAATGATGCGTTGTCTAAGAAAGTAGATGAACTAGATAAGATTAAGGAAATCTCTGATAGGTCGACAGATAACATAGACCTAAGACTTAAAACTCTTAGAGCGACTATCAGTGCGAATGCTTCTGGTGGAGCGTTAGAGGGTCGTTACAGTGATACTCAAATAAGAGATATTGAAGAACGAGCACAGAGATTAGAGTTCGAACGTCTACAAGTACAACAGGAAGCATTAGAGGTTCAGTTGGAATCAACTAAAGCAGTTGTTGATAGACGAAGACAAGAGGTTGCTCAAATCAGAAGCGGACCACAATTTGTTACAGGAGAAGCTGCGAAAAAAGCAACAGAAGCTGGTAAACAACTTATGGAGGCAGAGAAGGCTCAGATAGAAGTTGAGAAGCAACTATCAATGGTTCGTGCTGAATTAACAGGTAAAACACAGGCAACTGCTGAGGCTACGTTTAATCTAAGCCAAGAAATAACAACTGCTGTTAACCAGTGGAACAGAGATTCTACAACTATAGATATTGGTAATACGATCAAAGACCAGATGGATACTGCGTCAGGGGCACTAGGTAGCTTCATAACAGATGTAACGTCTGGTACTCGTACTGCGAAAGATGCCTTTAAGGATATGGCTCGTAGTATTATACAAAGTATGCAGAAGGTTGTATCTGAGTATTTAGCTAACCAAATAATGAAATCGTTGTTCGGTTCTGTACTTAATGCATTCGCTCCTAGTTTCGGTGGAACTACAGCTGCACCAAGTGTAGACAGTTCTGGATTTATTTCTACTAGTGGTGGTGGTGTTCAACACTTCGCTACTGGGGGTTCTGTAAGAAGAGCTGCAGCAGGAGCGGCTAATCCCAACAGAGACTCAGTGCCTATCTTGGCTCGTCCGGGAGAATATGTACTTAGAAACTCAGCTGTTAATATGATAGGTAGAGAGAATTTAGATATGATTAACTCTATGGGTAATAGAACTGTATCCAAGGGTGTATCAAGAGTAGGAACAGACGGTACAAAATCAGGTGGTGACGCTGTTAATGTTTACGTTGTGTCACCAGATCAGAAACCACAAATGACTGCTAAGGATGTTGTGGTAACGATCACTGAGGACATGGCTAAAGGTGGACCAACTAAGAAACTTGTTAAATCAATTCAGATGGGTAAAGTATAATGTCATTACAAACTTTTAATTTTCCTTATCACACATTTGAAACCATAAACCCTGAAACTGGGTTTAGAGGACAGTTTGGAGGGGCTTATATGTTTACTGCTCCACCTGATGCACCTGACGTTAGAACCTTCAAATTAGGTTTTAATGGTATGCAGTTCTTTACAAACTCAGATAATTCGTTTAATACTACTACTGAGGCTAAGAGAAATATGAAGGCTATGATAGACTTTTATCATGCTCATAAGTTACATCTTAGCTTTCATTATGACCACCCAGTATATGGTCAATTAGAAGTTAAGTTTAATAAGCCTCTACCAGAACCAAAAGGTATCAAGAATGGTAATGGTATGGTAGAGGATTTTGAAGTAGAATTAGTGGAGATACCATGACAATAACATATTACGATCAATTCTTAACCAATGTAGCAAATGGCTCTATAGATTTAGTAAATGATGAATTTAGAGTGTTGTTGGTTAACGGATACACGTTCAGTGCTTTACATGACGAAAAGGCTGATGTAGTAGCTTCTGAAATCCCAGCAGGTAGTGCTTACTCAACAGGGGGTATTCAACTGACAGGTAAGACGTTCGGGTTCGATGACGCTAATGATCGAAGTAAGTGGGATGCTGATGATGTTTCCATCACTGCGTCAGGAGGTTCACTTGGTCCAGTTACAGGTGCTATTATATACTCAGTGACATCCACTGATGACAAACTGGTTGCTTACTTAGACTTCGGTGGAGCAGAGACAGCAAGTGACGGAGAGGAATTAAGATTAACATTCGGAGCAGATGGTCTGTTCGTAATTAACCATTAGGAGGGGCTATGATAAATAAGACATTTACTACTCATGTATTTGATCTAGCACCCGGAACAGTTAATGTGTTTACTTTACAAACAATTAGCTTTTCAGGTGGGGAAGCTCCTGAGTCACATATTGAGGATTCAAAAAAACTAGATGCTGATGCCTATATAGAGTTGTTTGAGATTACTCTATCCGACAAAACATCAACTATTTATTTGAAAGCGAACAATGATGTAACGTGGCAAGGTAACACTTATGAGGGTACAGGTGTTAAGTTAGATGGGGTAGCCAGTTATTCTGATGATGAAACTTCTCGTCCTAAATTGACAGTCTATAACCCAGAAGGTATCTACTCTTCGCTAATTAATAATGGTTTATTAGATAATGCTAAAATAACTAGAATAAGAGTTTTGAAACAACATATTGATTCTGACTCCCCTATATCTCGACGACAACAATGGAGGGTCAGTCGAGTAGCAAACCTAAGAAAGAATATGATAGGTTTAGAGCTTAGAGATATGATGGATGGACAATTCTTTATGTCTCCGGGGCGTATGTACATTCCTCCAGAATTTCCACAGGTGAGCTTACAATGATTAAAAAACCAAAGGTTGACCATCTACTGGGTCTTGAATTTGAACATGGAGTACAAGATTGTTATTCTATGTTGCAGAACGTATATATGGATTGTTTGGGTATAAAGTTAAATGATTACGCCAGACCGAATGACTGGTGGTTGACTGATAAAAACCTATATGTGAACAACTTTAAGAATGAGGGATTTCAGTTATTAGATGACATTTCACTTGACAAGTTAAGACCTTATGATGTATTTCTTATAGCCTTACCAGACCCACGTAGCGAGGGAGAAACTCCTGCTAATCATTGTGCGGTCTATTTAGGAGAGGGGGAAGTAATCCATCATAGGTTAGGTAAACTCAGCGAGATAAAGAAATACACTGGCATGTTGAGAAATTTTACCACACACATCATACGTCATAAGGATGTAAATTTAGATAAGGTAGTTGTTCAAAAAGTGAACATAATGGATCATATACTACCGAGTAAAAGAGCGTTATTAGAACAAGCAATGAAAGAACACGATGCAGGTACTGAGTAAGTTTTACAGCGATACGGGCCCAGAAAGAATAGGATTCGTTATAGGAAATAAGATCATTGAGGTGAACAATATATGTGAAACTCCCGATGATGGCTTTATGGTATCTGCTTCTGACATTATAAAATACGCTGAACAAGCGGATGCTTTTTGGCATACCCACCCTAATCAAAGTTCTAACCTATCATCAGAAGATTATGTTGGTATAAAGAATTGGCCTAATATGGTTCATTACATAGTAGGAAAGAATGGCGTATCTGGGTATCAATATAATGATGATCTAAAGGCTGTGGTGGAGGTACACGATGACTAGGGTAAAGGTTGTGTTACATGGGTATTTGAAAGACTTATACTCAGAAGAAATTTACATTGAAGGTAATGATCCTGCTGAGGTAATCAATGGTTTTTGTAAACAGACAAAGGCGTTTGATGTGAAACCTGACGAGGAGAACCATCAGATTAGAGTCTTAGGTTTTGAGACTAAAGAGAGTTTATTCAGTCCTTTCCCAGAGGGTACTAAAGAATTACATTTAACCCCAGATTTACGTGGAGGTAAATCAGGAGGGTTTTTCAAGATTGTTATCGGTGCGGTATTAATTGCTGCAGCGTTCTTAACAGCGGGGACTTCATTAGCAGCTACAACTTTATTCGGCTCAACCACTATTGGTAGTGCCATGTTCAGTTTAGGTGTTAGTTTGGTGCTAGGTGGGTTGTTAGAATTATTAAGCCCAGCCCCACAGATAGACAGCTTACCTAGTACCCAAGACCCCGAAGCGTCCAAATACTTAGCATCAGATCAGAACACTGTGAAGATCGGTACGAGGATTCCATTGTTGTATGGTCGTCATATAGCACATGGTCATTATTTAAGTTTTAACATCGACTCTAAAGATGTTTCCGTAAGTTAAAAATAGGAGCAAAATATGAAATTTACAGATCAACAGAAACAGAGAATGAAAGAAGTATTCCAAGAGTTAGAGAATCAAACAGAGACAGCGAAGATTCTCTCTAAGGAATTCGGCTTCGAAGTCAAGAGACAGAATATTAGCTATTGGCTCAAACAACCTGATGAAGATGTCCCTTTATCAGAGGATGTTGAGAAAATATCAGAAGCCAGTATGGAACAGTGTGTAAAGATTTTACGTAAGTTTGCTGAGGCAAACCCAGATAAGGTTATTACACGTAACTTTTTCCGAGTAAATTCTCCACTAGCTGAGTCAGCATGGAATAAACACTTCGGGACATTTGAAGAATTTAAAAAACAAGCTGGTATTAAATTGACTCGTCACGCCAGAAAGATGGAACTCGATATTGCTCGTCATGCCTCTATTGATAATTACAGAGCGATGAACGACCAGAAGATGGACTGGGGTGAATCATATAAGAAACAGACGGGCGAAAGATACCAGACAGTTATGGTTTGTTCTGACGTACATGATATTGAGTGTGATCCATATTGGAGATTCTTATGGTTAGAAACTCTAGCTAGAGTTCAGCCTGAAACTATTGTATTAAACGGTGATATCTTTGATCTACCTGAATTTGGTTCTTATGGCGTAGACCCTAGGGAATGGGACGTTGTTGGTCGTATTCAGTGGGTTCATAAATTCCTAGGTGATATGAGAGAGATATGCCCTGATGCAGAGATGATCTTCATTGAGGGTAATCATGAATACCGTCTATTGCGTCACCTAGCAGAAGCTACACCTGCTATGAAAGCTGTTTTATCAGACCTACACGGTTTCACTGTTCCTAAGCTTTTAGGATTGGATGCTTTTGAAGTAAACTATGTGGCTCCTGCTGACTTAGCGGTATTCACACAGTCCGATATGAAGGCTCAGATACGACGTAACTGGAAGATCATTCATGAGTGTTTATTGGCTCACCATTTCCCTCAAGGAAGAACCCTAGGTCTGCCGGGTTGGAATGGACATCACCATAAACATTTGGTATACTCAGACTACAGTGCTATACATGGGAGTTACGAGTGGCATCAACTAGGTGCAGGTCATAAACGTGAGGCTTCATACTGTAATGGTGAAGCTTGGTCAACAGGTTTTCTAATCGTTCATGTAGACACTGAAATGAAACGTAGTCAGTTTGAGTACATAGATACAACAAACGACCATGTGGTTATCGGTGGAAAGTGGTATGAAAGAAAAGATTAACTTATTATCAGGATCAAAAGGTGGTGGGGGTTCTCCTCCACCTCCTACAGTTACTCCTGACAACCTTAGAAGTAAAGATACATTAGAGATAGTTCTTGGTATTTCAGAGGGTCCTATTCAAGGACTCGTTGATGGTGCTAAGAGCTTTTTCATTGGTGACACACAACTACAAAACCAAAATAACGAATATAACTTTAGAACATTTAAACTGAACTTCTTCCCCGGAACAGATGATGCTGACCCGATTGTAACAACATTGGGGGGTACTACAAGTAACCACAGTGTTAATCTGACTCTAGCACAAGATGTTCCAGTTGTTAGACAAACAACAACAGGTCAAATTGACTTCTTTGAAGTACGACTAGCTATTGCTCGTTTGTTAAAAAGTAATAACAGTGGGACTTTCAACGCTTCCCTAACTTTTAGAATTGAATACAAACCATTGTCTGATACAGAATGGACAAAGGTTTATGGTGAAGACATCACCATATCGGGTAAAACTTCTAGCACATATGTAAAAGAAATTAGACAAGAAGTCGAGAGAATAGATGAACCTTACGAGATCAGGGTCACCAAACTAAGCTCTGAAAACACAACATCTTATTTTGCTGATGTAAACTGGGAATCTTATCAACAGGTTGTTGCCACACAATCAGCATATGACTACACTGCTGCAATTCACTTGGTTGGTGAAGCTAGTGACCAGTTCTCTAGCATTCCAGCGTTTAAGGGTGTGTATGATGGACTTCTAATAAAAGTACCTACAAATTATGACACAACAACTAGAATCTATTCTGGTATTTGGGACGGATCGTTTAAGGTAGCTTGGACTAATAATCCAGCTTGGATTCTTTATGACTACGTTATGAACGATACATACGGTATGAGGTCTTACTATGCTGACATTAATCTTGATAAGTACGATGTGTACGAGGCGGCACAATGGTGTGACGAAATGGTCCCAGATGGAAAAGGTGGTACACAGCCTAGATATACTTTCAATGCGTATATTACTGAACCTCGCTCTGGTAGAGAACTCGCTAAATATATTGCTGGTGTGTTTAACTCTACATTCTTCGATGATCTAAATGGTAAAGCATATCTTCGTGTTGATAAGGACGATCAAGCTACTCACTTGTTTGGTATCGAGAACGTGCTGGACGAAGGTTTTGAATATAGTTATGTAGATATATCAACCAGATATAATGATATTACTGTAACATTCAATAACCCTGACCTGAACTGGGCTGTTGATAGACGTAGAGTATATGACCAAGACCTTATAGATAAGAACGGTAGAATCCCGTTAGACTTTGTTGCCGTTGGGTGTACTGACGAACACGAAGCTATTCGTCGTGCTCAACATAAATTACTTACGTCAAATACAGAAACATGTATGTTGAACTTCACTACGAACCGTCTGGGGCAGTTCGTGAACGTTTTCGATACTATTCTGATTGCTGATGAAGATATGGGTTACAGTATTAGTGGTCGTGTTAAATCTGTAGCCCAAGACGGGTTAAGCGTTGAACTACGTGATGCTGTTTACATTGAGGCAGGAGTGGAGTACAAGCTACAGCTTACATTGAATGATGGTTCTATACTGTCAGTCGACTTAGCATCAGGACATCCTAGTGGGCTTGTATATGAATTAGAACTTGCTGGTGCATTAGTACCTGCTGATATACCAGATAAGACAATATTCTCATTACAGAATTCTACAACTGTAGGATTGCCTAGACCTTTCAGAGTATTATCAGTTACAGAACAAGATGGTCAACCTGATAGATACCAGATTAGTTGTATCAATATCAACAGAAACAAATGGGATGATGCTGATAATGTAACTAATAGTGGTACAGTGGATTACTCTGTATTGCCAGACCCATTTGATCCGCCCGGACCAACTGCTGTTGGGTTTGAAGAAAGATATATAAAAGACTTAAAACAATATCAAATCGTTGTGTCTCCTACGTTCCCTCGTGACACCTATAAATATTATGCAAATGACCACTCATTCGAAGTATGGTCAAGAGAAAGTGGTACAAGTGACGCTTTCGTGAAGAGGGACTTAAAGTTTGGTGATACTTTAATTGACCATCCTGCTGGGACTTATGACTTTAGAATATTAGGTAAATCTTATTTAGGTATTACTTCTCGATTAGAAGCTTCTCCCAATTATGTTTTCGAAGTAACAAATCCTGCTGATCCTCCTGCTGATGTGGAGTGGATTAAGATTAATGATCGTGAAGTTTATTGGGGGTATGAGAATGCCCCATCCGACTTTGCAGGATTCAGGGTACGATACCACAACCAAGCTGGTCGAACAACTTGGGATGATGCCGCAAGACCTCATGAAGGATTGGTGTCTAATACATCGTTCTATACAAACCTAATTCCACCAACTGCCGCTGTTATTATGGTTAAGGCTGTAGATGATTTCGGTAATGAATCAACGAATGCTGCTGTCATTTATCGTAGTGCAGGAGATGTAACTTTACGTAACGTTGTTGAGGAATTCGATTTTCACACTGCTTTCAGTGGTACAAAGGAAAATTGTACTGTTCAGTCTGATGAACTAAGAGCAGACGATACAGGTGGACAAATGTATTCTGATAATCCATCTGGTCCTATGTACGATGGGGGTGACTTTTATGAGTCATCATTTAATAGTATGACATATTACCCAACTTTCGTATCTACAGAAGAGGGTACGTTAACAATTGATATAGATGCTGACCATAATGGGTATGAAATTCATATAAAAGAAACTGGTAATAACCCTTGGGAGCAGGTATCTGCTGGTCAAGAACTACCTGCTGGTGATTATACTCTACGTGCGAAGGTATTCGGTGGCCCAATTCGAGGTATTATTAGAGAAATGTCAGCTATTATTGACGTGGAGGATATCGAGGAAACCCTTTCTGATATTGTTATTCCAGCAAGTACAACGGCTTTAGCCCCAACAAAAACTTTCTCGACCATTAAGACAGTTTCTGTTATCATTCAGAATGATGGTTCATCAACTGCTGTGTCTTACAGATTAGTATCTAAGACACCAACCGGACCTGAGATCGAACTTCTTGATAGTTCAGGAGCAGTCACAAGTGGTCTTGTTGACGTGATTATAAAAGGATATTAAATGACAAATTTACCAAATTCAGATCATCTTGTAGGTGGATCAACAACAGAAGCCCAGTTTCAAGCGGCTTTGTTAGACTTATATAACCTTATATCAGAGATTCCTCATGTTCAAGCACCAGAGGCTTTGGGTATTGTATTAGGTCAAGTTACCCCTGCTAAAGGTTTTCTTAAGTTAGATACGGAAAACACTGCTCCTGCTGATGATTTAGATAACATCGTAGCAACAGGTCTTGGTGAGAAAATCATTTTTGTTCAATCAACTAGTGATGCTCGTGTTATTACATTGAAACATGAATCATCTGGTTCAGGTAAATTAAGTATGTTACAGGGTGCTGACTTAGATTTAGAAGACCCTAAACAAATTGTAGCATTTAGATATGACAACGCTACCTCAACATGGTATGAGATTTACAATAACTTTCAATTATTTACACCTACTAGTACACTTAAAGCTGCAGCTCGGTTATCAATGGGTATTCAAGAAGTTGCTACAAAAGCCATAGGAACATCAAGTGGTCAAGTACCAACTGCTGACCTATTAGGTGGTTTGGCTTTCTTAAACAGTATTACAACAACACAGCTTTCTGACGGAGCCGTAAACGGTGCTAAGATTCTTGATGATGCTATTACTCTGGCGAAACTAGCAGGACAAACAGCAGGTAGTATTCTGTATTGGGATTCATCAGGAAACCCACAGGTACTAGCACCCGGAACAGATGGTGAAGTTCTTATCACTAAGGGGGCAGGTAACGCTCCTGAATGGGGTGCTGGAGGTAATGTCTATGGTATGGAAGTTATTACTGAATCAGGAACATGGACAAAACCAACTGGTGTTAATCACATTCGTGTTACCGTTGTAGGAGGCGGTGGTGGAGGTGGAGTTTATCCATCGTCGACTCTATACGGAGGAAACGGTGGGACTACCTCGTTTGGAACCCACGCTGCAGCTAGTGGCGGTTATGGGGGGAGAGAGTGGGATTATGAATCTGCACCGGGTGTAGGTACTGCGGGGGATATTCTACTAGAAGGTTCTCCTAGTGGTATAGGTCACCGTGAACAAGGGTCTAGCTCTTCTCAAATAACTGGTATGGGTGCAGGTATGGGTGCTCCTTCTCCACTCGGAGGTGGTGGTGGTAGAGGTTACTTTGCACCTAACGCAAACAGCCAAGCGGCGGGGGAAGACGCTAACTCCTACGGAGCAGGCGGTGGTGGGGGTTTATACTACACTAATGCAGGAGCAGGGGGTGCTTCTGGAGGTATGGCTATAGCCCACGTTGATGTAACATCTATAACTAGTGTAACAGTAACAATCGGTGCTAGAGGAACAGGTAAAACATTTACAGGACCAATCCGTGGTGGACATGGTGAGCAAGGTGTTTGTATAGTTGAATATATGGGATAGTAGAAATGAAAAAAGCTTTAATATATAAGGGTAAACTGGTTCAAATTTCTGATGAAGAATTTGAAGTTCCTAACACAATGACTTGGGTTGATTGTGGCGATGATGTGGAAGAGTTCTGGGAATATAATAGTTCCACAGGAAGTTTCACTAATCCTATTCCACCCATTACTATAGAAGATATCTATCAAAGAATCCTTGATGATATCAAACGTGTTAGACAGGAAAAAGAAACAGGTGGTATTACGATCAATGGGGTTCAAGTATCTACTGATCGTCAGTCTCAATCTTTAATTATAGGTGCTAGAATCGCTGCTAAAGAAGCTCTGGATAACTCAGAGGCTTATGTCATCAACTGGAAAGCAGACAACGGTTGGATTCAATTGGATGCCCCTACAATCATTCATATATCAAATGTAGTAAGAGAGCACGTTCAGGCTTGTTTTGATGCAGAAAACGCCCATGATATTGCTGTTACTAATCTACGGGACGCTAATGATATCGAAGCTTTAGAAAACTATAACATATCAACAGGATGGCCAGTATGACAACAGAAGTAACAGTAGCTACAATAGGTTTATTAGGGATTCTATTAACATTAATGTCCTCAATCGTAACGATGTGGTTTAAGCATAGGTTAGATAGAAAAGCCTATGAGAAAAAACATGCGTTCTCTAAAACCTTACCTGCTGTTCATGAGGTTTATAGTATTCTTAACACTATAAAAGGTGAAACAGAAGCTAGCCGTGTATTGATTTTAAAGGCAGAGAATGGTGGTGGACGACCTAATCTCGGTTCCCATCTAAAAAGTTCTGTATTATATGAGGTATTTGATGCCCCACTAGAAACTGTTAGAAAGTTGTGGCAGAACCAACCACTAGACGAGGACTATATTAAAGTTCTTAATCAGTTGATTATTACTGAGGAAAAGAAGTGCATGGTTAATGTAGCAAAGCTACAAAAAGGTTCTCTACTTAGGGATAACTACGAAGCTAACGGTGTTAAGTATAGCCACATTTATGAGATTGCTGAAAGAGAACATTCATATTTATACCTAAGTGTAAATTACACAGAGGGGGAGAACGATGCCCACGCTAAAGATATAGAAAGGGCTTGTGTTAATCAACTAAGAGTGTTGTTTAAGAAAAATGAGGAGTTGTAAATGTTTAAAAAACCAAAGCGTTATGTTAAAGAGGTGTTCTTACACGTCTCTGCATCTGACCATTTAGCTCATGATGATATATCTGTCATCACAGAATGGCATTTATTAAGAAATTTCAAGGGTGTAGGATACCATTATTTTGTTACATCAAAAGGACAAAGACAATTAGGGCGTGATCTTGAACGCCCATCAGCGGCACAGGAAGGTCATAACTCAAATGCCATAGCCATTTGTACACATGGTAACTCACCTAATAAGTTCACTAATGCTCAATTGGCTGAGGTAAAGAAACTATGTCATGAGATTAACGATGCTTATGAAGGATATATACGCTTCCGTGGACATTGTGAGGTTAATCCAAACAAGACCTGTCCTGTGTATGACTACAAAAAGCTTTTAAATCTTGATGAAAAAGGTTATATTATAAAGACGAAAGCACCAATGATGGTGCCGGTAAAGCCAAGTTTTTGGCAAAGACTATTAAGGAGTTTAGGATGGTAATTAAAAGAATTATCGCTGGACAAATAAGACATATCTTTGCAGCTGGAGGAACAGGAGCATTCACTTGGATGATCAATAATGGTTTCTCTGCCTCTGATATCGAGGCTGTGGCTTCTGCTACTGTTGCTATTGTTATGGCTGTTTGGTCTGCATACGACAAATATAAAGAGGAGAAGAAAAAGTCATGAAAAAATTAATATTAACAGGACTAGCTATTCTCTCATTAGCAGGGTGTTCTCACCTAGGGCTTGAAAAGCCTAACTGTTATGAGCGTGTTGCTATTTCAAAGATCAGCTTAGGCGAAGCTTATAAAGGTGCTGCTACACTTAGTGACGCAGAAAAAATCTCAATTGAAAAAGCCGAAGCTGCTCTATTAGCATTAGATCATGCTGACTCATTAACAGACAGTGCGTCTGCTCTGTGTGCTATTGATGAACCTACTGCTGTTGATTACTTAAATACGGCGGG